GCCAACTCTGCCAACTACTCTCTGATGTAGAGAAATGGTCGTTGAAAACATCGTGCTGCACCTCGTGGCTGAACTTGCATAGTTCCATAACTTGTGCGATTGATAAGGTTCCCTCTTCTGCAAGTTTCTTTATCTCGGGGATAAGATTTGACAACTTCAAACGCTGTCTTATAAAGAATTCGCTTTTACCAAATCTCTTGCAGAGGTCCGCAATGGTGTAGTTCTTATTGTCGATAAGGAACTGAAACGCATCAGCCTCCTCAAAAGGCGACACATCGTTTCTCTGTAAGTTCTCGGTGATGGCGATATCCATAGCCTCCTCATCGTTCAACTCTCGAACAATCGCAGGTATCTCGGTAAGCCCTGCCAATTTCGCAGCTCTCCATCTGCGTTCTCCGCAGACAACTTGATAACCGCCATCGAATGGGCGAACAGTAATAGGTTGCAAAACACCTAACTCCTTAATGCTCTCGGACAACTCTTTGAGAGCATCTTCGGCAAACGCTTTGCGTGGGTTGTTCGGGTTTGCGTCAATCGACTTAATGTCGAGATAAACAATCTTGTTTTCCATAATGTCAATGTCTTTAATGATTTGTAAATAAGTTAATAATGTCGTCTATAACGCTTTCCTCTATCTGCTCCGTAGAGCCGGTAATGGTTTGCGCTATGTCTTTTTTGGTTTGGATAATTTTATACACCTGTTCATCGATAGTATCCTTTCCTAAAAAGTAGTAGCAAGTTACGCTATCCTTTTGTCCGATGCGGTGTGCTCGGTCTTCGCACTGCTCACAATCTGCGTATGTCCAAGGGAACTCCACAAATGCAACTCGTGAACTGGCTGTTAATGTCAAGCCTACACCTGCCGCTTTGATATTGCAGATTGCCAACAAACAATCCGGGTCGTTCTGGAACTTATCAACCGAGCGTTGCTTTTCAATATCACTCATACCTCCTCGAATAACTACCGCATTGGGGTATAGTTGTTTGAAGGCATCGCCCAACTCAATCAAGTTCATAAAGAGGATAAGTTTCTCGTTGGACTCACGAAGGTCGTCTATAAACTCTCTCACGCTTGCAACTTTACCTCGGGCTGCTATTTGTCGCAATACATTTATGCGGACTATTACCTCGCCCCTCATAGCCTTGCGTATTTTCTCATCGTCAGCATTGCGGTACTCCTTCAAATAGCGTATGAGGTTATCGTATGCGTCAGTATATTCCTTGCGGTTTGTAATGTCGCAGATAATCGTCTGTCGCATCTTCGATGGTAGGTCTTTGAGCACATCTTGTTTCTCTCGTTGGTAAAAGCAATTGAGATTTAGTTTGTAGTTGAGTTCTCGCAGATTGCTCGCCTCCTTATCCCCGGCACAATAACGATTTACGAAATGCTTATACCCTCCAAATTCGGGGAGCATATCCATAATGTGGAGTTGGGGAATAAGGTCTTTGGGCTTGTTTACTACGGGAGTACCTGTCAGTAACAAAACCATATCTTTACCTCTTGCGATACCCATACAGAACTTGGATTGCTGTGTGGACCCATTTTTGCAACGGTGGCTCTCGTCAATGATTACTGACTTAAAAAGGTCTGTTAAGTTCTCCTTGAATTTGATGTGCGACAACATCAGGCGTTGTCCCTCTTTGTTGGTGAACTTATCCACGAAAAACTTTTTGAGACTTTCGTAATTCACGATGAAGAACTGAACAAGTCCAGCAGACCAATACTGTGGCCAAGTTCGCAAATTCTTATCCGAAAGTATCATTGCCCTACACTTGCCACCAGAGAATTTGTCTACCTCTCGTTGCCAGTTGATTTTAAGCGTTGCAGGGCAGATTATCAGGCACGGGTATCGTTGAGCGCCAATCACCGATGCAATGGCTTGTGCAGTCTTGCCAAGTCCGGGCTTGTCGCCGATAATGGTGTGTGGGTGTTCGAGGCAATATGCCACTCCTTGCTTTTGATATGGAAATAAATCTATACCAAGTGGAATATCTATACCGAGTTCAGGGAGCGGTGGGATTTCTCCCACCTCCTCTGCTCTCTGCATTGTTCCCCATTGAAACCCAAAACGCTTGGCAAATGCCTCAACTGCCTCCTTACTTACCAAAGGCACCAACCAACTCTTACTAATAGGGTCAAAGCGGCGACCTGGTATCTCTTTTACTGCCGACACTATCATCGGAGAATAAGAGAATGCTATGCGGTAGTAATTTTCGTATGTTGTAATCTGCCGTGTCATCGGTTACTAACTTGCTTTGCGTAATGGCTTGCGTCCTCGCTTGGATTTCGGTTTCTTTTCGGTTTCTGCCTCTTCCGCCTCATCTGCATTTGTTGCATCGAGCGAAGAGTCAAATGGAAGTTCCTGCTGCTTGAAGGCACACTTGTCGTGGAATAGGTATTGTTCAATCTCATACTTGATGTGCTCCAACGCCTCAAAGAGTTCTACTACATAGGGATATTGTACCGAGTCGCTTGATACACTCGGAGCCGACAAGTTGATAACAGAGTGCTTGGTGTACTTGCCTCCGATGATAGTCAACGACTCTCCACTTGTTGAGTAGTTGATTTTGAAACCCGAAACAAATACTTTGTCGAGCAAATCACCGAAATCCCAACTTTCGATAGACTCAACACCCATCTCGATAGGGTCGGGCTTTACCTCTCGAAACTCACAAAGCATTGCAAAGTGAGGTTTGAGAGCGTTGATAGCATTTGCCAAATCCTCGTGGATAAGCGTGCCTCTCTTTTGCTTAAAGTCGTGGGTTACGACACTATCGGGCGTTGCCACGATCTCCTCGTACTCCACATTTAATGACGATGCGGATAGTACCGCAGATTTGATTTTAATTGCCATTAGAGATAACTTTTATACTGTTCATAAAATTGAGTGAATACTGCATCTTCGGGGAGTGGTAGGACAATGCCTAACTCCGAACTTGCAAACTCTTGTATTTTATTCAGGTACTCGGTAAATTGTTTGGTATCGAGCGTTGTCGTTGTTGGCGAGATAAATGTTACCTCTCGATTGAAACTCATCACTCGTTGCTCAAATCCGAGAAACTTCTGCTTGAAATACTCGTGCAATGTATCTTTGTCATTCCCCGTTTCATTTGCGATACAACCCAACCAAAGGAAGAGGAGGCGGTTTTGGTCAATAGTCCTCTTCTCACGATGCAGTTTAATAACCACATCATAAGCCTTGCCCTCGGGCAGTGAGTCGATATAACTCTTTACTGCCTCCTTATCCTTGGTAGTATGAATTCTATAATTCATAGGTTAGGGTTTAGAATGGTGCATCACCAAATTGTGGTTGTGGGGCTGGTGTCGGTTGTGGCTGTGGGGTAAAACCTCCACCCATCTGCTGTGGTGCTGGCTGTGGCTGTGTTGATGGATAACCGCCACCATACGGAGGAACTACACCTCCACTTGGATATCCCTGCGGTGCTGTTCTCTGTTGAGTCTGCTGCTGTTCCTGAGGGAATAACTGCGTACTACCGTCCCACCAATTACCAGTAGGGAGAGAGTCGAAATTGGCTACGATAGAGCCATCATCGAATTGTACTGCGGTGCCAAGTCGCACCCACATTGTTTTCTGTTGTCCTTGACCATCGGTATAAGGCTTTGCTGCCGAAATGTTATACCGTCTTACTACATTTTTTGCCATAATCGTTTGTCGTTAAAGTAATTTTGTAATTGCTCTTGTGTGTCTTTTGCGTTCCTTTTTGCTCAAATGTTTCCAACAATCCCAACAAACAGCTGGGTAGCCGTGTCCAAAAAGGTCATCTTTGTCGGGGTGTTTGAAATAACAACCACATTTCTCGCAGCACCAACCTTCGAGATAATCCATTGCTAACTCTCCCATTATTGCACCTCCCTTTCGTTACAGATTAACACATCGCCACAAATCCAATCGCCATCAAATAGAGCGTGATGTTCGGTGGCTATCTCGGTTGCCTCATCGTTCATCTCCAAAGATTGCAACTTGCCCTCCTCATTGACGACCATTATACGACCATCATTCAATTGGATAATCTCGATGTAACCTCCAACAAACTTTTGGAGCTCTTCAAGTTGGAAGTCGGTACCATTCTTTGGCTCAACCTCCGTTCTAATTCCGTCTGTTTTAAGTAGTGTTGCCATAGGTTAGATGAGTGCGAAAACCTTTTTGTCTGTAATCTTATCTCTGTTGTTTTCGAGGAATGAGATAAACCACTCGCAAATCTCAATCAACTCGCTTTCAGTCTGCTTTGCATCATATCGGTAGTACTCGGTATAAGTGGTGATTTTACCACTCTTGGTAATCTCTGCCACATTGTACTCAAAGTGGTCGATGCAATTTCCCATCTTGTCGATGCAGTAGGGATAAACACGATGTTGCCAATGTTTACGGAATTTGCCAACCTCATATTTCTTGGTCGTCTTGATGTCGTGAATGCCGAAAGACATTAACTCGTCAATGTATCCGTAAAGGAGAACATCTCCATATTTGGTTGGGAGTACTGCCTGGCATAACACTTGCGGAATTGCTCCTCGATAGTAGTTTGCGAACTCCATACATATCGACTCGGGGAAACGATATATACGCTCTTTATAGGTCGCTACATACTCTCGTGTTCCCTCGTCAAAGCAGATGCTCATACCCTCACGCTCGCACGGAGCACCGGTAATAAGCCAATCGACAATCTCATTGAACGCTGTGCCTCGGTCTGCATCTTCGCTCTCGAATGGTACTCGGTTGATTGAGTTCAGGAGATCCTGCAAACACTTCTCCTCGAAGTCCGCCTCACTCATTGCTGGGTCTGCCGAGTTCCCCCAGTACTTTTGGTAGTTCTCGGAACTATCCAAATAGTACTGAAAGGAGTCGAGCAATGAGGGGTAAATCTTATATTTGATATTACTGCTCATCTGTTACGGGATTAGGGTCTGTGTAAGTTCTTGTCTCTGCGTTGTAGATGTAACCGAGTTGCTCAATCTTGCGTTTCAGCAACTGACCTGCGGCTGCTTTACTTGCTCCGATGTGGTGGTAGGTGTCAATACTCTTGACAAATGCGTTGGCAGTCTCAACCGAGCAAATCATATCTATGTCATCGGTAAGTTGTTTCATTACCTCTGCATAGTCCCTGCTCAACTTTTGAATGCCGGCCAAGTGCTGGTTGTACTTGGCAATCACCACCTCCTCGAAGAAATGGTTTGGCAGACCGTTACCATTAACATCTACGCAGCACGGAATGTCGATTACCGCAGGAAGGTTGCAAGTATTCTTACCATCGTTGCGGCTGGTACCGCTAAATGTGATGGTCGCCTTGTTGCCACTCGCCTCGATGTAACCCACCAAGTCAAGTTCGGTAACAAGTCCATCGTAACTACTACCTCCGAAGAGAGGTACATATCGGGTTAAGTCGCCCTCGGTGCGTGTTTCACGATGTGCTACGAATATGAGGTGTTTGTCAAGCGACATCACCAACTTGCAGAACTGTGAGAACTCCGCCTTGCGAGCTCCGTAACCTTGGAGAGTGAGAGAGCCATTGGCTTGGCCCATCTTTGCGTTGTGCTTAATGATATAGGCACTCATCATATCGAGCAACTTACCACCAGTGTCGATGACGATTGTCTTATATGCCGAGAGGTCCTCTTGGAGTACCGCCAGCACATCTTCGTAACAAGTTGCCTGAACGGTATCTTTGATGTGTGCAGGGTTGACACGCTGGATACCACCATCGCAGTCGATAAGGAGTGGCGAAGGTGCCGAGAGTGCCATTGTGGTTTTACCCATACCTGCTTGTCCGTAGATGAGAGCCTTAATTTTGCTCGCTACTTGAATTTCATTTGGTTTTCTAATCAGAGTCATTTTTGTAATTTTTTTGTTTGATTTGAAAAATTGTTTTACCTTTGTGGTGTCCTATCGCAATCAACTTCTAATCAGGGTCGATTTTGTTTTGGACAATGTCAATGTCGGGGCTCTTCGGAGCCTCTTTTTTTCTTCTATACCTTTCCCATACGCATCTTGTTTTTATTGTTTATACTCGTTAATTGCATTGGTTTGTGGTGGAGGGGGTGTCGCTCCCCCAATCTTGCCCGATACCGTGTTTCCCGTTATCTTGTTTCCACCTCCCCTTTGGTGTGCCTCACGGCAGACCTACGGAATGAAAGTACTTATCAAAAGTCCGTGTATGTGTAGTACTTTATGGTTGTAAGTATTTTTCGAGTTCCTTGGTCGAAAAATCGTTATCTGTTTTATCTCCGTCTTCATCGTAGGTTTGGCAATCAGCGAAGAGGATAGATGCTTGTGTAAGGTTTCGTTCTTTGCCCCACTCCTCGTGTGATGTTCGGAAGAGCACCGAGCCCCTTGCTTGCCACACAACCTCGATTTTGTCATTGTCTGTGAAGAAACATTGTTCCCGGGTATCGAAATAACCCACGCCACCCGTTCTGTTCTCTCGCTCGATTTCTATATTTTCGAGGATATACCCAGCCATCTGCATATACATATCCTCGGTAACTGTTGTAGGTTTGATTACCTTACACTCGGCATCTTCAACTCTTGGAAAT